TAACCGGTTTAGGTTTATTAAGTTCAATTATATATTTAAGTTCTTGTTCGGACATTTTATCTATATCTGCGCCTTGTCTTTTAGCCGACTCAACCCATCTACTAACTTGTCTTTCAACATCGTTAACTAAGTTTTTATTAATAGACATAATGCCCTCATGTTGAAAAGGTGCAGATTTTTTCATCGCTTGCTTCATCAACAATCTTCTTAAAAGTGCTATTCCAGACATTATTTATCCTTTACGTAAACCTTTTTTGTATCAAAAGAAACTACCTCTTCTGATTTAGGTTTAGGACCTTGTTTTCCTTTACCAGGTCCTCTTGGGGTTTCTAATCTATCTCTAAAAGTTTTTCTCATAAATTTAGTGCTATCTTTAGGGTAAGAAATTTCTTTAACTTTTTTTCCTTTTTTAAATGTTCCTAGAGATTTTTTTAAAATTGCACCCATTCCTTTAGTGATTATTCACATAGTTTCTCCTTACGGTGTCTGAGCCGGAACGGGTATACGGGGTTCTCCATCCGTATAGTCGTCTCGTCTTCTTCGACCTAATTGTTCTTGACCAAACTTTTGTACTTCAGTCTGATACTTTTTTTCATAAAGTTGTAGCATATCCATTGGTCCTTTTAAATAGCTAAACGCCTCTACTAAACATGCATACAACAATCCATTACCAAAGTTAAGACTTAAATAAGTTGTTGTGTTCGCTGAACTCAATCCTACGGGTCTAGCGTTGTAATGAATTTTGTACATAAAAGCTGAACTCGGTGTTGGCACAACGGTAATTCGTCCTGAAGACGTTGCTCCAGTTCCTTCTGCTCCACCCGACATTGCATAATATTTTGGTGTACCCGTCGTTGTTTCAGCAGCATCATATTCTCTAAGATAGCTAATATCTTTCTTGATTAAAAAGCTATTCGTTCCTGTCGCAACCGATGTTGAAGTATAAACTTGAAGATCTCTAACAAATAACGTTCCAGCAGGAGCATAAACATTATCTTTTGAAGCGGTTAAATTGCCAATCATTTCTTTTCGATCGGCATCAATAGGAACTTCTCTTAAAATTCTAATTTCAGAGTTGTCAATAAATTGATCGGTAATGGTACTAGACAATACCGAGGTTCCTACTTCCGTATAATTCTGAATTGCCGTTGTGAGTGTTGAGTATGTAAATCCTGCCATATTATGCTGTTATAGTTGCTGGACCAGCCGAGCAACTATTGCCTCCTCCCGATACTCCTCCACTTGTAGCAGTGTTTGTATTCACAGTAAAGTGGTAGTAGTCATTGGTATTTGTAATATCTCCGCTTGAATCTCTTTTGCCAACTGTAATTGAATAGCCAGAAGAATAAGCAACATTGGATCCAGATATTCCATCAAAATCTTTTGGGTCTTGATAATCATCAGAATCCGAACTTGTCCAAATCGGTCCTCTGAATCTTACGGTATCATCCGTAGATCTTTCGTGGCTTTTTTCATAAACATTTATAATTCCTGAACTTGCAGCAATCGTTTCAAAAGGATTAGGATCTAGCATTCTAGACACTTCATTTTCTTCTCTTGCGGGTCTTGCATGTCTTAAACCATGACCTTCTACACTATAATGTTTTTTCTCGTCTTGTGGATGTCTTGGTTCATGTTCAGATTTATGAACAAAAGAACCATTCCATTCTCTAATCATTTCATTATAGGGAAATTCCATTCCACTTCTATCTGAGATCGCTTTAGCGTATTTTCCTCTTGCAAATGCCATAATTATCCACTCGGGTAGTAAGACTCCGGAGTTATATAAGTGCTTGTAGAAGATCCATCTTCTGCCAAAGCTCTTTTTAATTCGTCTTCGTATAATAATTTTAATTCTTGAACTCTTTGAGGTGCGTATTTTTGTGCTAGATAAAAAGATAGTCCTGACGCCATGCAAGGCACAAAACGATAAGGTATATCGGTTGCATCGGTATAAGTTGCATCAGCATCTTGAATTCTTTTAACAAAGAAAATGTGAACGTCTTTTGATGCTGCTGTTGAATCGGGTGTTGGATATAAGGTTACTGTTGTTTTGTCTACTAATCGTTGAACAAAATATCTAGAGGGTGTTCCTTTAGATAATTTATTAGCTAAACCAGAATACGTAGCTCTGTCTGTTTTTGTTAAAGCAGAATCTGCTTCTGAAGTTGTGCCTCTACCCGTTCGGTAAGTTGCTTCTAAAACATCAGCAATGCCATAGGTAGATGTTCCTGTGGTTCCTCCAGCTGTTGTTGCAGATGTACTATCTCCCGATGCTCTGTAGAAAGCATATTCAGCTTGACCTTCAACAAGATCAATATTGGTATCGCCTACTTCCCAGTAGTGCAAACCTCTATTTCCCCATTCTTGAAACATAACGTTTAAAGAACGTCTTGCTGTTTTTAATTGAAATCCTGAAACAGACTGTAAGCCAATCCTCTCGTATGCTTCTCCTATAATTTCATCAACAGCAAATGTTTTGTCGAACGTTACTGTTCCGGAAGTAGTATTCGCCATGAGCTACCTACTATCCGTAAAATGCCGTTACGCTATTACACTGTGTTTCTGTATAAGTAATATAAGCTCCATCAGGAAAAACAACCCCATCGTCTGCTAAATTAAGATTATCATTAACCCCTAAAGTTGCATTAGAACGAACTGTTATTAAACTTGTTCCTGCTGTTCCACTATTTCTTATGTAAATTGATCCAATAGCACCGCCACCAGTCCAATTTAAATTTTTAACTCGCGTGCGACCTTTAAAAACAATGCCTGCTACTTCAGAATTAATTCCTGCAGACATATTACCTGCTGGGTTACCTACTGCTGTTATTGACGATATTGTTGCAAAATAGCCTGTACTTGTTGCTGTACTAGAATCTGCTCCAGTAACGGTTTCTGATAAAGCATCTCCATTAATATCCGTTCCTACAACTGTAAATTCAATTCCTGAATCATCACTTGCACTTAAAAGTGTAATTTGTCTAGCTGTGCCGGTATCTGCTGTATAAGCGCCACCAGAAGTTAATGCTCCACCTAAAGTAAGTGCTGCATTATTTCCAACGGCTGCTGCAGTTGATAAACCATCAGCGTCGAGTGCTGTAGTTGTAATTACTGCAGATGATTTTAGATCTGTTGCCATAAATTTTCTCCTAATTTTGTGAGCTCCCGAAGGAGCTCACATTATTTATTATTCAAACAATAGTCTGCTTATATTACTATAACTAACGTCTATTGATGCGGCGTTACCATCGCCAGCTTCAATCCCTATGTAAGGAATAAAGTCTTTATTGTCTGTTAAAGCCACAGATTTTTGAGTGTTCGCATTAGTAGCTGAGTAACTTGTTGCAATAGATGCTTGAGTTGTTCCAGAGACTTCAGTTGAACCATCAAAAGTTGTTGCAGCTGTTTGAGTTACACTGTACTGCACACCATTTACAAAAATGGATACTTTTCTATCGCTATCAATCGCAATTCTGAAATGATAGTTTGTGCTAGCTGCTACTGTAATACCTGTGTTTGTTAGGTAGTCAGCGCCTCCAATAGAATAGATAAAGTACCACGGTGTAAAGTCATCGATCGCTTGCCCATTCGTTCCGTCCGTTGCAAAATAAAAATATGCTTGGTCCGCATCCGTTTGAGGCAATTGATCATTTGTTAATTTTAAACCAGCCCAAACTTTTTGGTTGTCGATAGCCGAACTTGTTCGAACTAGACCTTCCCATTCAACTTGGTTTTCAGTACCCCATTTGACACCCGTCCAAGCTGTTTGTCCACTGTCTAAGTGTGGTAATACAATCGCTTGGTCTTGGTCAGCACCTGCTGTTGCTAGATTTACTGCTGCAATCGTTGCACTTCTAGTAGCTAACGCTGTAGTCATGTTAGTACCTAGTACTTCAAAGTTAACGTTTTTACCTACTGCTGTTGAACCAGCTTTGAAAACTTTAACATACAATGTTCCAGATCCAAGGTTTATGTCGCCACCTGTGAAGTTTCCTAAAACAACTGTAACTGTGTTTGCTGCTGTTACTGATGCCGTTATAGTTAAGTCTACAACATCAACACTCATTGTTGCGACAGCAAAGTCTCCTGTCATTGCTGCACCTGTAACTGTTACGTCTTCTGTTAACTCATTGCCATCTCCTAAGCTACCCCAGTCTTTTGTTTCTGAGCCTTGTAGGTACGCGTTAAGAGCTGGAAGTTGATTAAAATACTCATCAAGATAATATCTTCGAGAGTCTTTCAATCCGTCACCGATCGTTCGATCAGAGACTAGTCCTGTGGATGCAGCTTTACTGATAACTTTAAAATTGTTCTCAGATCGTACTGATCCATTAAATGTCGTGTTTGCCATAATATTCCTCCTAGAATATATAAATGTAGTCCCTAGGGGATGTCGACTATACGCGTCTACATTTAATTTTTTTTTAAAATTTGTATAGTGATTTTTCTATACTTTATTTTTTAGTACAGCGCAAGGTATCCTTAGGAAAAAAATTGATTTTTGACAGCGCTTAAGTGGCTATCGAAACTTCGGGCTTGGCATCTTGAACCTGTTCAAGACGAGTTGCTTCTTCAAACTCTTTGGCAATGATTTCTTTAACAATTTCCTGAATTTTTTTATCAATGTAGGACATATTAATATTATACTTGCCCTCCTTCAGGTGCTCCTGTTGCCACTCTAACTCCAAGGACCTTTTTGTAGTGTATAGGTCTTGTGTCATTTATAACCTCCTCATAGGTTATTCTCCGGGTATCTCGATACATTCCCGTTGATTCCCACTTTATACTCTTTTCTCCTAACTTGTCAAGGATAGAATCTTCAAGGGATTTAGCATTATCTTCAGCTAAAACTTCAAATTTAGCATGATAATCATATGCCCAAATATTTATGAGGAATTTCTTCATTTTCTTACCTTATTTTTAAAATGAGGCGGTTTTAAGGCCGCCTCATTAATTAGTTATTACGCACCTTCAACACCGAAGATACCTCTATAGTCGGATACTCCAAACGAGTATCTTTCTCTAGCTTTGTATCTAACGTTACCAGTATCAAAGTCACCTTCCATTGCAGTTGTCAATGGTGCTCTAGTGAACATTTTCATACCGTTAGGACAATCTGTAATGATGTACCATGAGTCAGAATCAGTTAAGAAATTGTTCACTCTATAACCTTGAGGAACCATTCCCATTGATCTAACAGCATTGATATCATTATCAGCTGTACCAGTTCTACCTTGAGATTTTAATAATCTCTCAGCTGCGAACTGATTAGCAGAAGGAATAATCATTTTCATTCCTTTAGCTGCCACTCTTAACCCACGTTCATCAGTAAATGCAGCAATGTCAATCAATGCTTGCTCTAAAGATGTTTCATTTAAGTCTGCTTGCGTAGAAAGTGTATTTTTAACACTAGTTCCAGACACAGTTGTGTGTGAAGTGTTAAATAATGAAACAGCATCTCCTGAATCAAAACCGTCTGTAGTTGGTAGACCGTTATTTAAAGGTGCTGCTGCTTTCACTTGTTTTGCATTAGACATAGATCTTGCTAAGGCTTTTGTATATCTAGAAGAAATTTTATCGTAGAGATTATCTTCGATAGCTTCTTCAGTTATTGAGAATGCTAAAGCAAGTGTGTCGTGTGTGTAACGTGCAGTGTAAGTTGCTTGCGCTTCATCGTAATCATCGCCTGATCCTTCCACTTTAACGTTTGCGTTTGCAAAACCACTTAACATTACTTCTTCTTCAAAAGCTCTGTCAGATGATTCTGTTGTATAAATTTCAGCGTGCTGATTTTCATACTGTTTGTACTCCAGACCGAATAGTGCATTCAGGCCTGGCTCTAACTCTTTAACGAGTTGTGCTCTTGATATTGCCATTATATGCTCCTATGTTCCAGATCCGACAAATTCGGACAAGTTAGATACAACTTCCAAAGAACAGTAAGCAGCAGTTAAGTCGCTGTTTTCTGTTTCTTCAGCACTTCTTAGTAATCTCCAAGAGTGTGAAGTTGCATTCGTTGCCCCAATGTCAAGTGTTGTTGACGATCTTCCAGTTGTAGTGCTTCCGCCTGTATTAGCAGTTACAGAATACGTTTCCATAAACAATACATGAGCCGCAGGAACGTCTGACGCTACTGCTGCATCTGATGCTATTGTGTATTTTTGGAAAGGATAATCATTAACAAACGCTTGTGTGTCTTCGCTGTTTGCTGGAGTAATTGTTGCGTCATACCAATGCGCCCAAGTGGGTTTATTAGTAGAAGCCGCTGTATAATAGATTCCGAACAATACACCTATAGTCGTAACTGTAGTTGCACTTTCACCGTAAACCATATAACCTGCTGTCGATTTCATCGCCATGCCGTGAAATAAATCAACTGTAGCTCCAGCATCTATCCAGTACTGAGAAAGACCGTGAGTCGCTGGTGTATTACCTAACGTCCCTGCTGGTCTAAATCCCCATCCTGCGCTATTTCTATTAGCCATAGTTTTACTCCTTTTGTCCACCGAAGTGGACGATTAATTTAAATCGATGATAGGGAATTGGTTGTTATCCCGAGAATAGTTAAAAAATTAACTTTTCTTTGTACCACCGAAGGTTACACGAGATTGCCTGTCAACATCGATAGGCATACTCTTATGCTCTTCCCTCATTAAATCGTGTTCTACCGCTTGATCCTGTCCTTCAGCTTGACGCTTAAAGTATTCAGTTCTTTGCTTCGCGATTTCTTCGGGTACCCTTGCGAGTACAAGGCCACCAACTCCAATCACTCCCTCGTATTTTCCATCAGTGACTACGGGATAATCAGAATCTTTATATTCATCGGCTCTAACCAATTCATATCCAGATCTTAATCTTCCAGAGATATTTTTAGAATCGTGAAATCCTAAACTCTCTGCCCGTATCCATCTGTGTCGGAATCCATCCGGCGCAGGCGGTGCATCTAGAGAAGATGGAGGAGCCCACTCTTTTGGTCTTTCAGTATTTGACCGAGTTTGGCTCGCACGAGAAGTTACTTTTTTTTCTTGTTCTTTTTTCATATGCTTATGCTCCTTCCGTGAGTTTTAATTGTTTTGCATAATCTTCGAGTGGCACACCTAATTTTTTAGCTATTGCTACCTGTGAAGATGTGAGTCTCACAGTTGTGCGTCCAGGTCTTACACTTCTCTGAGCTGAAGCAACCAACTGATTGGTCTTGGACGTTTGCTCTACATCACCACCTCTAGCAAATTTATGGGGAAAGTCAACCTTTATTCTTTTATTAACTTCAGAATAATAGTCATCCGATTTAGGGTCGAATCCCTCATTTACAAGATCCTTGTGAATTTCAAAGGCAGTAAATGTCATGGCTCGATCTTTGCCAAACCATGTGTTTTTACTAGCCCAAGCTTCAGCTTGAGGATCAGGTTCCGGTAAACTTTGCGGAGTTTGCTGTGGTAATCTTCCACCGTCTGATAGTTGTACAGGTTCCTGTTCAACTGGTTTATTTGCTTTGGCTTGCTCTAATTTCGCATTATCAAATGCTAGTGTTGCAATCCGTTTATTAGCTTCAACTTGAGCTGCTGCATTTCCAGATTCAATAGCGCCTGCCAATTCTTTTTGAGCAGATTCCATTCCTGTTTTTACATTTTTCTCAAATTTAGACCAATAATCAGTATCCATTTTTTGAAATCGAGACTGATCTTCTTTTCTTTGATATTCTA